TGTATTTTTCCACAACGTGGACTTCTTCAACAACGACCGTCTTGACGATCTTCAGCTCGACAGGGATGGGTACATCCTTGGGCATGATAGGTTCCACGTCTGGCCCGTAAGGGTCACAAACCGTGGAAGCTATGCATGTTTCAAGTGTGTGGCTGTCCATTTCCAACTGCCTGGCCATGATCTTACGCCATTTTGGTAATTTACCGCGATATAGTCGGACAAACCCCTTAAAGGTTAATTTTAGTCCGACAGGGTGATCCCAGAAATTGTCACCGCGGTTCGTCACCATTAAGTCTGGCGTACCGTCGTTGTTGGCGAAACGTGTCCACGTTTTCCCTTGGGCGACGATGTCCCTTCCTCCAATGGCCACGCTTAAATGGTGCCCAGTCAACCTGTAAAAAAACCCCGCTTTTGTCACTTCCATTACTGGGAGGATTGGGATTTTAGAACGACAGGTCAATTGGCCATCTAAACGCTCGTTGGGACATCGTGAGATTAACTGACGCTCCAAGTCACTAACCTGGGTAACAGATGAGATTTTGGCGTTCACCAAACACCTTATGGCCTTGGCGAAATCTCTGGCTTTCGGGTCATCATCGGCCCCGTTATCCAGCATCTGTAGCCCGAGATTGATCATCGGCATGTAGTTAACCTGTTCGGAACCCCCTGAACCTGCCTGCGTTTGGTCAGCCCCGACCTTCCAATTCGAAAACCCGTAGCTGTCTTCCAACAGCGCGTGTAATATCGATTCTTCGAAACCACCGAAAGCAGTCCCGTCGACGTGAGGCTTAACCTCTCCGATATGCCACACATTTGAGTGAGGTTTCCGTGAAAGTATAGGAACCAAAACTGAGCGTGGCCTTTCCCGCATGATCCAAAACAGTTTAGCTAGTCTTGGATAGGGGCCAATAGCCGATGCCAGTTCTTCCCATTCTTCGTATGGGAAGCAGGCAAGCCAACAATATCCTGGTGTTTGCGGTGCCAGGGATGGGCAGAATCTGCCCGTGTAATAACAATCGGTTGAACCCCCGACGCGAGGTCCTCCCGATCTCACACATGCGAGGAAGGTCTTACGGAAATTGAAGATGAATTTGATGGCCTTCCTCCGGCGCATCAAATTCTTGGCATTCAGGCGCCGTTGTTGGACTCCACATTCCTGGAGTTCAATTTTCCGTTCCACTCGGGATTGGAAATAGGCGTTTGTCCTTTTCCTTTGCCAGAAGGACCATCCGGGACGAGCACGATCTGCGTACCAACGACGGGTTTCCCCCCCGCGACAGATCCAGCTCGGGACGGTGTCTTCATCTGACCCTACGTCCTGGAAAGTGTTGTCGTCATGCAACTTCCAGGTTGGGGTTTGGACACTCGTTTTAATGCCTTTTGCAAAGCTTTCCTTCCGTATCACGTTTGTTCGGATCCGGGAGGCTATGACGGCCTTGCGACTTTCCCGTTCTCTGCGGGCGGAACGGATGGCCCAATCTCT